TTTGTTTGCTGTTCCTTCGTACTTAAACTCTCCGTTTATTACGTTAGCGTTTGTAAATTGGTACACAGGATCTTTTTCTGAATCTTGTACTACGAAGGCTTCTCCATTTAACCAGTAAGCCATGCCTCTAAATATACTAGAAACATCATTAAGTACTTTATAGGCTTCTTGCTTTCCACTAATTACTAAGTTAGCACTGAATCTTGGTTCGTGCTCTCCACTCGATCCACTCGGAATATAGTTGGTATCTGCTGTGCAATGTATACTTAGTAAATCTGCTGCTGCTACACCGGCAGGTACAAGTTCGTCACAATATCTGCCAATTTGGAATAGTTCCCATTTGTTTATTTGCGTAGAATCTACATAGTTTCCGAGTCCGTATATCTTATTTACTATAAGGTCGTGATATACCCATGCTGGATTGTTGCACCAGGTTGAATAGTAAGTGCCATCCCAATCTTGTTCTTGTGCTACAGGTTTTTCATCAGACTTCCTTCTTCTATAGTTTGCGGGTATAAATACTTGTGAGGCACTAGTTACAGTTCCAGTAGTAGTACCATTTGAAATAGTACCAGTAACTGCACTTGTTGATCCCGAAACATTTCTAAGATACAGTGTGTTAGTTACTATTTTGTCAACTAAACCTCCACTAAACATGACTGCGGTTTTTGTACCTCCACAGGTAGTTCCTCCAGCAAGAGTTTTATATGCTCCTGTAGCTGCGTCGAAAGGCTTATTTAGTGTGTAAGTAAATGTGGTTGCGGAAGCTGCTACGCAGACAAATTCTCCTTCCCAATGTTCTTGATCTGTAGCGGAAGTAGTTGCTATAGTTGCTTTAAAAGTTTCTCCAGTTGCCACTCCGTGTGCTGGTACTGTTGCTGTTGCAGTGTACCCTTCCTCATCATTACCTGCTGCCGTAAGGCTACTTATAGTTAGTGTTTGACTAATTACGTCACCAATACTAAATCCTGAAGCTGAGGATAGAATAAGTTTACGTCCATTATAATCACATGGGTACATATTAGTTGGAACACTTATTAACTTACCATCAATTTCATACCCTCTTGCAGGAATACTATTAAATGCTTCTGCATCTATAACTCCACCTACATAAGCAGTATAGGGGTACTCAAGCTTATCAGCAATCGCAGCTTCAATACTATCTACATAAATAGCATTTTGAACTTCTCTACTATCTGAGCTTTGTGGACTAGCTGATAACTTTGTTACTTTTATTGACCAATCGTTAATAGTAGAAGTGTCTTTAATTGTCTCAATATTAAAACCAAATGTATGTGCGTACTTACCGCTAACTTTTCCCTCAAAACCAGTATCAAACATTTGTCTTGTGTGATGTGTTCCTGCATTATCTACCCACTGGAAATCAATATGGAAATAAACAGCTGTAGTATTTATGTCCCCCTTATTATCCCCTGTTTTTGTAATAGCAGACATACCTGTAGTAGATACAGTAATTTTTATATAATCTGTTTCTCTTTTTTCAAAAGTACCACTTGATATAGTAAAATATTGCGGTTCGTTTTCTAGTAGTTCTGCGCTACCTATATCCTTCGTTGTAGCTGCACTAGGGTACTCTGCGAAGAAGTCTGCATCCACTACTTGTGTTGCATCTCCGTTTTTTGTAATTACAGTAAAATTATTAAAGTTAGCTTTTTGACTAATACGACCAGTACTCTGATTTACATTTCTAAGACGTACTTCATCAATTAAAATTGACGCGTCCCCATAAACTAATCCTTTAATTGGGCCTTCGCACAGGGCATCAATAAAAGCTGCACTCTGTCTTGCAAACATGTTATCATCTGCTTCAAAAGTGCTTCCACCGCCGCCTTTTCCTTTGGCTCCTCGTATTGATATTAAGTGCTGATTCTTCTTCATAATTTAAAATCTTATATTTAAGTCAAACTGATTACTGTAACTAGTAGTAGTAGCTGTTAATCCTGATTGGCTTCCGTCAGTTCTGAAGTTGGGTATTCCTACCATCTTTCTTCCTGCTGTTAATTTTTGTCTTGATGTATTTGTAAACACCGATGCTGATATAGTTTTTGAGCCTACAATTGCTCTTCCATATACAAGAGGAATTGCTTGGCCTTGTTTGACTGTGTTGACTGGTCCACCGAACAAGTAGTTTTCTGCTTTCTCTGATGAAGTTCCGTCTGGTACATCTGGGGCAAGCATCATTGCAGCTCCTCCTAGTATAAGTGCTGTACCTAAAAACCCTAGTCCTTGAGTAGCTAACATAGCACCCGTCGTCGTAGCTGCTTGTAAAGCTGCTACATTTGCTGCACTTAGTACTGCCCCTTCTGCTATTCCTATTGCGGTAGCTTGTGCTGCTGTAGCTACGCCCCCAGCAACTGCACTTGAGCCTGCTACCGCGCCGCTCATAAATCCTGGAACGAATGCACCTCCAAAACCACCTGTCACGGCTATTAAAGCTACTCCGAGTACCATCATGAGTCCTGCACTCTTTGAGCCACCAATTACTGGTACAAAAGTATAGGACTGTTTCATACTTGGGTCTTGTATTACTAGCTCCTCTAGCATATCAATACTTTTATTATCTACTAGTACTTCGTACCCTTGTATTCCCTCAGATGAAGTAATAAATTGACGCATACCAGGACGCTGTGCCATGATTGCTTGTAACGCTTCTGCAGGCGAAGAAACGTCTAGAGACCATTCCTCTCCAAACTTCTCTCCTAATTGTCCTTCTAAATAAATTTTTCTCATTGCATACTCTGATGTCTTACTACCATTCTGGTAATCTGTTTCCATATTCCCGCGTAGTTGTCCCTGCACGATAACCTGTTAGGTGCATGATGAAGCATTTTTCCTTTTCCTACATATACTCCCGCATGATTAGTAATGTCACTGTTTAGAGCCATTAAAATGAGGTCATTTGGCTGTAGGCTACCATCTGTTACTTCTATAAACCCTTCACTTTGAAAGTTGTCCAAATAGAGATTTTTGCCCTTTTCCCAAAATTCCCACTCATACTCATATGGGTATATATTTATATCTTTTGTCTCGAAATGATCTTTTATGATAGTGAAACAATCATAGATGCCATAAACGAATGGTCTCCCCAGCAAATCATAAGTATTTTCGCTTGGTTCCAATTTTATCCATTCATCATTTTCTCCAAAAATATACCACGGAATTCCTAATTTATTACACGCAGCTCGGTCTAACTCACTTGGAGTTGGAGAGCATCCTGGGTGACTATGTACTACACCTACTACATCTCCCTTATCTGCTACTGCTTTATAATCTAAAGGATCGATAATAAAATCGTTCTTTGGATTTTCTGCTTTATTAAAGCAAGGATTCCATTTTATTCTTCCTCGTTCTAAGCTTAATAAGCCACAAGCTTCTATATGCTCGCGTTCATAAACGTATTGTTTAATATCTTCTAGTACTGGTTCAATCATTATCCTAATGCGGCTCCTGGGAACCCTCCAAATGGTAGAGATACATTTCTTGTACCTCTTACGTTAATATGTGCTGTTGCTGTTGCTCCAGACCCTCCGCCACCAGAAAAGGTAACTGAAGGTGCTGTGCTGTACCCGGATCCTGGTAAATCAACTGCTATAGACTGAACTTTTCCATTGTTAATAGTTGCGGTTGCTGTTGCATTTCCAGCAACGATTACAGTAGGGGCACTTGTATATCCGCTTCCACCACCTGCTACTCCATTTCCTTTATCTACAGTAATACTTGTTACACCGCTTGTTCCCGCAGGTTCATGCCCGTATCGCTTTGCACAAGAAGTTAGTCTCTTGCCACATACATCTCCAAATTCCCAGTAACTTATATTAGTAGGTTTTATAATTTCGTCTGCGTCGTCTCCAGTTGCAATACTATGAGCTGTTATACATTTGTATAAAGTCACTCTAGTAAGTTGCAAGTACCCTGATGATGATGTTATAGTTTTACTTGGATTTTGAACAGTAATAGTAGTAGCTCCTGCGTTACTCACATAGAGAGGTATAGATTTGAAGTTTGCATCTTCATCCGTAAACCCTTTTGCAATAATAAAATCGCCAGTATCTATCTCGTGATTGCTTCCTACAGTGAAAGTTACATTTGCTCCTGAAGTAACCGCACTCGCTGCTATTAGGCCTCCTATAGGTCTGTGGTACTCTACATAGTTTCCTACAGAGTAACTTGTAGCCGCGTATAGATTAGTAGTTCTGTTACTAGAAACATCTTGGAGGCCCCAAGTAGGATGAGTACTAATTCGATTATCGTCTTTATCAAAATATAAAGGAACAGTAGCACTATGCCCTGGTATGTCACTTGGTCTACTATCTACTGGCCAGTCGCACCCGCCTTGCTCTGGGTCTTTGTATTTCCAAGGACAGCGAGCAGCTATAACCGCTCTTCTGGGTAGTTGAATTCCTTGTACGTCAAATGCACTTGCAAGTTCAAATTCTACCATAGTGGCAGTTTCTGTAGTTTTTCTTTCTATATAGTACACATCTCGGTTAAATTCAACAGGTGGATTTGCTGCGGCAGTTCCACCAATTAGATATTTTTCTAAGGTTCTTCTACGAATAACTTTTGCTCCTACTAAGTCGTCATAATTACTTAAGTGAGCACTCCAATACTGATTTATATTTGCAAACCTAACTGAAGGTCTTGGTAAACTACCTGTTCCTCTAACTTCCCAC